TGTTGCCGATATGGTTGGCAGCGATTGATTAGGTGAAATTGGTACGCCATTGCTTGGCACTTGTGTGAACCCAAGCAGGTATAGCTGACCTGGTGTTGGGCTGGAAAATGCTGAGTACCATATTTCGGCAATGCTCACAAAACTAGCTGTTCCCACGTAGGGCTGCACAGTAATCGTTGGAACTGCCGCTGACGGGTAGCTGGCGGTAACTGTTGGCGCAGGCACAGTGCCGAAAAATGATGGATCTGTGATTTGAGTATTTGGTGCTGGGCTGTACTGGACTATAGTGGCGTTGTCGTATACGGCAGCGTTGTATTCGTTAAGTTCCAGACTTGCGCCCAGGTTGCCATCAGGCAGCGATACTTCGCTAACCTTCATCACTCTGAACAGTTTGGCGCTCCAGCCGTAGCTGGTGTTTGTGATGGATACCACATCGCCAGCGTCTAGCTGAATGGCTGGGTAAGCCGCATTGATGCCGACAATTAAATCTTCCCTAGCCTGCTCAAGCACTCGGTTTGCCAAGTAGCTGACTTGGACCGACTCGTTTATCAAATCAAAATTACATGAGAATTTATTGATTGGCTCGTTGGCGTACAGCAGGTTTGCAGGGGTTTCAAGATAAACCAAATCTCGCTGGTCACGGTTTAACTTATTTGGAAATTGCGCCTCAATTTGATTAATTGAGTTTGCAATATCTGTCAAGCTAACTTTTATGTCGCCAATGATGTTGGTGTCATCAAACGCATAAGCCGTGCTTTCCGCTTTGTTAACCACAATTGACCATTGGCCTGACGCTGCGTTGTAGGCGTTCCAAGAGTCGCAGGCCAGCATAATGCGGTCAATGTTGGAAAGGACATTTTGCCCTGTGTCCAACACGCCGTTGATGCGGTATCTGGCTTGAGTTGCTGGGTTGCCGTTGCTGTCAGTAAACGTAATCGTTTGGTCTGAATAGGTGTTAAGCGCAGTTGCGGATGCGGTAGCAATCAAACCTGCTGCCATACCGCCGCCGTAGACTTCATTGCCCAAATAGTCTGCCCATACATCCCCTGGCTTGGCTGCACCTGTGCCGTTTAGATTTTGCGTGACATTGAATGTGATGGCTTGTAGATTTGTGGTGCCTGCGTCTTGGTTGTAGTTAAGTTTTACGATTGCAAACGCCAAACCATTCATTTGTCGGACGGCAGCAGGCCAGCGTTCTGCTGCAATTATGTCTGCGCCGCCCATTGCTGTATTGGGTGCGCTGCCCGTAATGGCAGTGATTACACCTGCATCAGTTGAGGTGTACAAGTTGATGTAAAGATAGCCGCTAATTTTTGTGTCTACATTACCAGCGCCGTCTGTCAAGCTGACAACTTTGGTCAAATCTGTTGCATCAAAAGTAACTAGGCGGTCGCCGTAGTAAAACTTAGTGCGGTCAAAAGTAAATTGCCCATTGGGGCTGATGCTGCTAATTGCCAGCACGTAGTACATAGATTGCTGGTCAATCGTCAACACGGCATCTACAAATGTGCCGCCCATGTAGGCGTTGCCGTAGACAATGGGCAAAGTATTGGTGGTGTTAGGTGCTACCTGTTGTCTGACACCCTGGTCAACGGGTTGGTTTGCTGTTGGGTCATTTGGGGCAAATATCCTACCGATAACATAGCTGACGGCAAAGTTAACCGCAAAAGTTGATATTGCTACAGCGGCAGCGCCACCGCCTAATAACGCTGCTCCAGCCGCAATAATTGTCGCAACCATTTAATGCACCCGAAAGAATGTTGCTTGCATGGGGCTGTAGCCTCGCTTGGTGTAATCAATCCAAGTATTGTTTGCCATCACAGCAGTGACTGCAACATCAATGCGCCCGTCATCAATCAAATCAGTTGCCAGCCGATCAAATTCTTTCCAAAGCCTGCCGCCAACTGTCCCGTTTCTATGCTCTGGCTTGACCCACCACGCCAGTTCGTGGAGTTCGTAAACTTCTGGACACCAGACGTTTGTGGTTATAAGTGCTGCAATAAAGCCGCGAGATTCATTGTCAATTAAAACAAATCCTCGCCCTGCCATCATTTGCGTCATCAGGTTGACAACGTGCGCTTCATCATGCGCTGCTGCTGCTTGCAATGCTGGTACAGGCGTCTGCGTGCTGTAGTCGCGCATCATTTGCAACAACTCAGGCATATCATGTTTGTTGGCTTCACGAATCATCAATTCGGCCCTTCAAATGTTGTTTGAGCGTTTGATGTGTTGCTGCTGACAGTTGCAGATTGTGGTGGCTTGCCAAAGTCAAAATAGGTAGCTGCAATCGCAGGGACACGGCTCATGCTAGTGTCGCTCGGGTAAATGAAATTCCACGCCTTGGGAGTCGTTTTAATGCCCTGGATGCGGTTTTCTAAGATGGTCCGAAAACTGGCGCAGGTAATACCTACGGTTGCAATGCGTGTTCTTAGCTGATCGTTAAAATCCTCAGTGATTGAGCAGTTGCTAACAATGCCAGAGTAGCGTTTAAAAAACTGCTGACTGGGGCTGGTAATGATTTGGTTGTTGCTGTCCAAGAATCCACGCCATACGTCAATGTTGCTGCCCTTGATGTTGGCGGCAAGCACAACAGACACATTGGTGCCGTCAACACCGGCAAGCGATATAGATAAATCTGCGCTGTTGGCTTTAATGCTTCGATCAATGGCGCTAATTGTGAGCAGACTTCCCAGGTTGCTAAACGTCATTCCATCCACAGTAATTGCTGCCGCTGCATTGCAAAAGTAATAGGTTGCCGTGCTGGTGATTAGCCGTATGAATTCAGCCTGGATGATGGATGGGCTGCTCAGTGCAGCCATTGTGGTGGTCATCCTGTTATGTCCTCAATAAACACAAAGTCCCCATCCCACTGCACAAATGCGCCAGAAGTCATCGGATTGAGTGTGTAGGTTGGGCATTGTGCCGCCAGCAGATAAAACGTGCAGGCCGAGCCAACTGCGCTCAAGGTGCCTGTTGACGGAGTGCCGATTACAGGACGATGCAAGGTCACGCTCACTGTAGAGCCGCCGCCACGCAAAACCTCGGCGGTGACTTTGTACGGGTAGATGCCAAGCTGTAGAAAATCGCCAGCAGCAAATACTACAGCGGATGATGAAACGCTTGGGAGGTTGCCGACAGTGATTGTGGTTGCGTTGGCGGCTGGAACGGCGGCAAGGGTGAGGGCTGCTGCCTGTCCACTTGTCAAGCCGCCTTTGTAATCGTCAAACCAACTCAGCAAGCTGCTGGCAAATGTAATTGTCTCAGGAAGCTGACGGTCTTTGTTGTCAATGGCCTGGATAACGCCTCGCACTTGTGGGTAGTACAGATAGGCGTGCGGTCGCACCGTGAATGACCAAGGCACAGATGTGAGGTATTCAGCTACGCGAACTTGGCCTGATCTGCTGACTTGCTGCCCAACAGTGCGCCGGTTCTGCACGCTGATGCTTTGGCTAATTTCAAAGATGGTTTGGAAACTCATGTTCTTCCCCTGCCAAGCGATAAGTTTTTGGCTCCGTATGCGTTTGCTGCCCAGACTGCTTTGCTGCTGCCAAGAATGCGATCTTCAAACGATTTGGTGTCAATAGCTTGGATGTTGTAGTTTGTGATGTTGGTAGAACCGCCCATCATTGATAGTGAGTGGTTAGGCACAATTGCGCCTGCGCTGCGAGGTACAAACAATTCTGGCCCACGTTCTCCAACCATATATGCGCCGCCACTTTCTACCGGGCCACCGTCTGCTCTTGGCCCAGAATTTGTCCGATCAAGACTTACAGACGGAAATATAAAGTTTGCTAACGGAGCAAATAGATTTGTTGCGGCTGCGCGGAGTTGTATTGCCAACATATCTTTAATAATAGACTTGGCAAAATCTCCAAAATTTAATTTGCCTGTAGTTACAAACTCATCCAATGCTTTGGACATACTGCCCATCAAAGAATCAAAGGATTTGGCACCTGATTCAAAACTGGTTTCCATGTTTCTGTTAACAGCATCTAGCCTTGATACAAAACCTTCATAAAAACCGCCAGATGTTTGAGATTTTAATATTCTTCCGCGCTCAACTATATTTTGCAATGCTTTTTCATTTAGTTTGTCTTCTCGTGCAAGCGCTTCTCTTCTGCTTTCTCTATCAAGATTTTGCATTGCATTTATTGTTTCTACGGCATCAATATATTTCCATGTTTGCTGCAATATTTCTTTTTCTTCTTGCAGTTTTTCTGCTTTTAAAAAACGCCCTTTTTGCTCCAGCTTAAACATTTCCTGCTCTCTAGCCAGTAAAATTATTTGCTGCTCTTGTCTTTGCGCATATTGAGCATTGCCTTGCGCGTACAAACCTTGTTGTTCTGCTTGTGCTTGATTTGCATCTTCAACATCTTTTCGCTCTGCTTCGTAGCCTTTCATAACCAAATCTTGCTGTTTTTTTATAGCGTCTTGTTTTTGTTTTTCCAAATCTTGCCAAAGATGATTGAATTCAGATAGTTGTCGTTTGGCTTCAGCAGCAGCTTTATCAGCGGCAGCTTTTGCTTCTGGACTAATCCCTAAAGTTGTTAATCTTTTAGGTGCATCAATTTTGTTTTCTTGTTTTGCAGCAGAAAACTCATCTGCTTTAATTCTTTGAATGGCTATTAGCGCATCTTGCTCTCTTTGCAAGGCAAGTATTTCTCTGTCAATAGTTGACAAAACTAATGGTCGCCCAAGAGCCAATTCTCTTTGTTTTCCCAACTCCGCAATTTCTTTGCTTAATTCTACAATCCTAACTGTAGGGTCGTTGCCAGTCCCAAACCCAATAAATTTTCCAAAAATAGTAAATGACAAATTAGATATATCTAAGGCTTTTAACCATTGACCTAATTTTAATAAACTTGGGCCTAATGATTCAGTAATCAATAAGCTAATTTCTCTACCTGCGCTTTTAAATAAATCAAATGCCTGTGCCGCATCTTTAATGGCTTGCTCTTGTTCAAGCGTTGCGCCTTTACCTTCTCTTAGTCCTTTGGCAAAGTCCACCATGTCTACGCCTTTAGACGCTTTACCAAACGCATCTGCCGCCCTAGCGTTTCGGGTCAATGGGTCTGCCATTGCTGCAATTGCTTCAGTCGTTTTAATTAACAACTGCTGCGTAGACATACTGCCAATGTCTTTAAGAGATATGCCTAAATCGCTAAATGTTTTTTGTCCTTCAAATGAGCCTTTTGCTGCTTTGTCTACAAAGTCTGTAAAACTGGCAATCATCTTTCCAGCGTTTGCACCTTTGCCGCCAGAATTTTCCAAAGCATTTGTCAATTTGATTATTGAATCAATTGCAATGTCATTCGCTGCGGCAACGTCTGCAATTTCATCAGCATATCCAATCGCTTTGTAAGTGGCAACAGACAAAGCAGCACCAAGTGCTAGCACTGCATTTTTAGCTACGCCAACGGCTGCTGTAGCAAAATGATCTAACTTTCTAGATGCAGCTTCTAAACCAGTGACAAACTCGGCGCTGTTAAGGCCAAGGGCTACACCAAGCCGAGCAATGTTAGCCATGATTAAATTTCTCCGAATTAAAGCCTGGTGCCTGCACCATAAACGCTAACAGGCTGTCATTAGCCTGCGCTGCAAGCTGTTCTTGACTGGCTGGAGGGTATAGGTAGTCATGCACTGCGCCAAGCGTGCCTGCGAGCCGGTAGGCGGCTGCGTGAGGCGGTCTGATGTAGTTAAATACGCCGGTTGTCAATACGGCAAGCTGCGCCAGCAAGCCATGATTGCCAATGACTCCATCGGCGTACATTGTTTGGATTTGCAGCATAGTAATTTGGTCAAGGGCAGCAATTGATTCTGGTGTATGCCCATTGAAGACCATCGCCGCTGCGACTTGTTCCCTCAATGAGCCAATTAGTTTCCCCGGTTCTCCTTGTAGCCTGGACTGATAACTTCATTGATCTTTTCTACTAAAGCCAATTGCACGCTCAAAGGCCATTCCAGTTCAATTTCAGCGTAGGTAATGTCGTCCAGTGTGTTAGCCGGGTTTTCTGGTTGGAGCAGGCGAATCATCTCAGTGATGCGTGCTTCCATCATTGCCTTGTTTGTAGCGGCCTCTCGCATTGAGCGCCCAGACACAACAACATCGTTATCTGTAAAAACTAATTCTTCGTTTTTTAGCGTCTTGAATTCGTCTAGGGATTTTGTCAGGTCAGCGTAAATTCTGTCAATCGCTGCGCTGTCTGGTTTGATGATGCGGCTGTGCATGGAATCGCTTTCGCTCACCAGTGGCACTCGCACTCGGAAGGCGTGGCCTCCCAGGTCAAACTTTTTGATGCGGAATTCTGCGCCTGTACCTAGTGCGCTGGATAATCTTGTCATAAATTTGCTTTCTTGTATTGATCTAAACGTCTTGTCAATATTTGGGCAAGAGTGTTTACTGTACTCTGCGATTGTGATTCTAACGCAACACGCAAATAAGGATGTTTTGGATTGCGTGCCGTGCCAAATTCTTGTGCCATTGCTCGGGCATCGCTTTTTATTCCCAGCTTGGCTAACTTTTTCCCTGATGCAGTTGTTACCAGCGAAATAACGGTATCTGTGTTAGCAATGTATTTTGACCGTTTGTCTTTGCGGTTTGGGCGGCGTGCTTCTACTTGTAGACTGCGTTTAAGGCCACCAGTGTTCTCTGGTGCTTCTGCAATTGCTTTAGCCAATACTGGTTTCATGGCCTCCCGCACTGCTGGGATTAGGATTTTGCTGTTGGCTTTTTTGTCGCCAATTTCGTCAGCTAATTCTCGAAAGACTGCTTGGACACTGCCCATGCCTTCAAGTTTGATGCTGACGCTCATGTCATCCTCGAATAATGTCTTTGTACATTAGGTTATTAAGTTCTACGACAAATTTCACGATCTGTTCTGGCGTCATTGTGTTGGCATGGTTAGCTGCTATTTGATGCACCAGTTGAATGCCTGTCATCTTTTGCTGGGTAAACCCAAACCAATCCTTGCGGGATTCGGCTTGAGTCACCAAAAAATTCAGCAGATCATTCGTGTTCTGTATTTTGTCGGACATTTTTTTCCAAAAGTTTGAGGCAGACATACTCCGCTGATTCTGGGTCTGCCTCTGCCAACGCTTCGGCAATCTCCGCTGCGCTGACTACCTGCTGCCGTGCAAGCGCAGCCAGGTCGCCGTAGCTGCTGGTCATTTCTGCCAGCACCGCATCTATTGCGCTCATGCCGTGTTGCTCCAGCCGTACTGGTTGCCGCGAGGATGGATGGTGAAATTAACCTTTGCTTCAGCACCGGGTGCGCTGTCAATTGTCCATTGGCTGACTCGCCCGTTAAAAGCGTAGTAGATCGTATTTGTCCCATCAGTTGCAGCAATCACGTAGGTGCGGTCAATAGTCCCGTTGTAGGCGTCTGCACGCAAGAGCAACAAAACGGTATCGCTTGGATTCCAAGCTGCTGTAATGCTCATGCTTGTCGGCGCTGATTGCACAGGGATTTTGTCGCTTTGACGGGAGCCAGCTACCATAAAGGACGCTACGGCATCGTCTTGACCAAATGCTGGGATTGCTTCAACAGGCACCAAATTGCCGCTGATTGCAAGCGGTGAAACGCTGCCTAAAGTGCTTAAATTTGCCGTCGTCAAAGGCGTTGGCGTTGCGCTGGGTTGAGCGTACAAAGTGGCAGAAAAGCCGGGTAAAATTTTTGTTGGGAGAGCCATGATAAGTTCCTTTGTTGAGAAAGTAAAAAATTTATTGTCTTATCAGGTCGGTATGTCTAATGTGCAATCTAAGATTACTTGTCCGAGTTTTTCATCATTATCGTATGTGTTGTAAAGCCATTGAACATCGGCCTTGCTAATCTGTATGCCGTAAGTTGCACCGCCAAACAATCCGCTGTAGCCGTGGAGCGATTGTAGTATCTGATTGCTGATTGAAAAACCGTCTTCAATGACTTGGGTAAAAATACTGATTTGAAATACTGGCGTGTCAATGCCTTTGACGGATTGCACGCTGCCGGTATAGACCGGCTGGTGAATGTTTCGCAGCATCCAAGTTACAAATTTTGGCTCGGTTGCAAAGTTTCTGTTAAAGGTGGCGTAGACCGGCACAGGCGTGACTATGGTAGTTAGTGCCGCTTGGATGGCCCTAGCATACGTGACGGGGTTTTGCTGGGCGGTCATGTTGCCGTTACCGGGTCATTGCGGTAGGCCATTATTAATACGCTCATGCGGTCGTCTGATTCTTGCACATCATTAATGCGCCAATCTTGCGTGCGATAAGTGATGCTAAACAAATGCTGGGCGTTGGCTATTGTTTGCATATGCGGCGTGTAGTTCAAACGAAACCGCACTAGGTTGTCGTACAGCCGATATTTTTCTGAGATTTTTAGATTGTTGCCTACCGCTGACACTGTGGCTCGGGTGTCAAACCATTTTGTAGTGGTCGTGGCTTGTTCGCCAAAAGCCGTCTTGCTAAAGGTAAGG